GGTGATCATGAAGCTAGTTGTTTTGGTACATCTGGAACGATTATCATTGAATTTAAAAAAGACGAAAACTATACATCGTAAGGATAGAATAATGAAACTATTTTCAGAAGCTGTAGAAGAAGTAGAATACATCTGCGAAGAAAAGGAAGATGGTAAAAAGAATTACAAGATTCGTGGTATTTTTATGCAAGCTGACATAAAGAACCGCAATGGTAGAGTATATCCTATGGATGTACTACAAAAGGAAGTTAATAAATATAGTAAGAATTTTATTGAAGAAAATCGGGCGTTTGGGGAACTTGGACATCCAGATGGGCCAACGGTCAATTTGGAACGAGTGTCACACATGATTACATCGTTAAAGCCTGACGGAAAAAATTTTATTGGCGAAGCTAAAATAATGGAAACACCTATGGGTAAAATAGTTAAAAATTTAATGGATGAGGGTGCAAAACTAGGTGTTTCTTCTAGAGGTATGGGAAGTTTGGAATCAAAAGGCGGAGCTAATTATGTAAGAGATGATTTTTATCTCGCAACAGCTGCAGACATCGTAGCAGACCCATCTGCTCCTAATGCTTTCGTAGAAGGTATTATGGAGGGAAAAGAGTGGGTTTGGAATAATGGATCACTTATTGAAGCAGAATTGCAAGATATGAAAAAGAAATTTGATGTTAAGAAACATCAGAGACAAGCTTCGGTGGAAGCACTGGAGTTTGCAAAATTCCTCAAAATGTTATAATTTATAAATATTAATTACAAAACAAGTAAGGAGACACCCGATGTCCGAATTAGACCAAACAATTGAAGAACTTGAAGCAGAGGTTCTGGCAGAGCTTGAAGAAGCTGAAGACCCTACTAAACAGGGTGCTGCTCCTGCTGAAAAGTCTAAGATGAAAAACGATGCGGAAGACACAGGAAAACCTGTTGTTGACCCAGAACAGAAAGATGCACCAGCTAAAAAAGTTGCTGCAAAAGCAAAAGAAGTTTCTGGTGATGCCCAACAAAAAGGCGAAGGCTCACCACAGAAACCAGAAAAACTTGCTGCTAGTCACGTTCCAGAGGAAGGTGAAGAGTTGGAAGAAGCTCGTATGACTAAAGAAATGTTAAAGTCTGCAATGCATAAAAAGATGGAGAATATGTCTGCCGTTGATCTTAAAGCTGCGTATGAAGCAATGCACGGTGAAGAAGATGATATGGAAGAAGAAATTTCTCCAGAAAAGAAAGAAGAAATCGATGCTCGTATCAAAGACCTTGACGTTAAAGAAGACGTTGATGCTCTTATGAGTGGAGAAGACCTTTCTGAAGATTTTAAGACTAAAGCAGGGACAGTTTTTGAAGCTGCAATTAAGTCGAAGTTACGTTCAGAGATTGATCGTATACATGAAGAAGTTAAAAGTGAGAAAGAAACAGAAATGGAAACCTTCAAAGAAGAGTTAACTGAGAAGGTTGATACATATCTCAACTATGTTGTAGAGGAATGGACAAAAGAGAATGAGTTGGCAATCGAGCGTGGACTTAAAGGCGAGATTGCAGAAGATTTCATCTCTGGACTGAAACAGTTGTTTGAAGATCACTATATTGACGTTCCAGACGAAAAGTATGACGTTTTGGAAGCACAATCTGAAAAAATTGCAGAACTAGAAGATAAATTAAATGAGTCAATTCAGAAGAATGTTGAAATGACTGAAAATAATTCTCTATTAGTTCGTGAGCAAGTTATTTCTGAAGTTTCAGATGACTTAGCTCAAACAGAGATTGAGAAGTTCAAAGGTCTTGTAGAAGATGTTGACTTTACAGATGAGGAGTCTTTCCATGAAAAACTCTCCACTCTAAAGGAAAGTTACTTTCCTAAAGTCAAACCTGCTGCAGGCACAAGAGCAATAGATGATGAAGATGGTGGCACCGCACAGGACATTGATACGACAGATACTATGCATAAGTATATGTCTGCTATCAGTCGTGATCAAAAGGCGAGTGCATAAGTTAATATAATTAAAAGATGTAAATAATAAAGGAGAAACAAATGTTTCAAACAGAACATCTACAAGAAAAGTGGCAGCCAGTCCTAGAACATCCTGATCTAAATAAGATTGATGATTCTTATAAGCGTGCTGTTACTACTCTCATCCTAGAGAACCAAGAGAAAGCTATGAGGGAAGATCAAAATTTTCTTTCAGAAGCTGCTCCTACTAACTCAACTGGTGGACAAATTTCAAATTGGGATCCAATCCTAATTTCTCTCGTTCGCCGTGCAATGCCTAACCTTATTGCTTATGACGTATGCGGTGTGCAACCAATGACTGGCCCAACTGGACTAATCTTTGCAATGCGTGCTAAAGCTGCATCTTCAGACGGTGCAGAATTATTGGTTGATGAGCCTGATACAGGACTTTCCAATGATGACGCTGCTGGTGATTTAACATCATCTGCAATGACAGGTTCTAACCCAAAACTATTGAACGATAGTCCAGCTGGAATTTACTTATCTCCAACTGGTATGACTACCGCTCAAGGTGAGGCACTTGGTGATGCTGCTGCAAACTCTTTTGCAGAGATGGCATTCAGTATCGAGAAAACAACAGTTACTGCTGTTTCTCGTGCATTAAAAGCTGAGTACACAATGGAACTTGCTCAAGACCTTAAAGCAATTCATGGTTTAGACGCAGAAACAGAATTGGCAAATATGTTGTCAACTGAAATTCTTGCAGAAATCAACCGTGAAGTTGTTCGTTCACTTTACATCACGGCGGTGCCTGGTGCTCAAGTTAACACAACAACATCTGGAACTTTCGATCTTGACACCGACTCTAATGGTCGTTGGTCAGTTGAGAAGTTTAAAGGTTTGATGTTTCAAATAGAGCGTGATGCTAATGCGATTGGTCAACAGACTCGTCGTGGTAAAGGTAACATGATCATCTGTTCCGCTGACGTTGCTTCTGCACTTCAGATGGCTGGTGTTCTTGATTACACTCCTGCTCTTAACAACAACTTAAACGTAGACGATACATCTACCACATTTGCTGGTGTGATGAATGGTCGTTATAAAGTGTATGTAGACCCATATTCTGCAAACGTAGCTGCTAATCAGTACTATGTTGCTGGATATAAAGGTACTTCACCTTATGATGCTGGTTTCTTCTACTGCCCATATGTTCCATTACAAATGGTTCGTGCAGTTGGTGAAAACACATTTCAACCAAAAATCGGTTTTAAGACACGTTACGGAATGGCTGCAAACCCATTTGCTGCTGCTGGTGCGGCTGCAGACGGTTTCCCTGCTTCTGGTCTTAACTCTGACGCATCTCTTGATGCAAACACGAACTCCTACTACAGGCGTGTTAAAGTTAATAACCTTATGTAATATAAGAAACTTGACTATAAACTTGGGGGAGCTTTTTGCTCCCCCTTTTTTTTGTTATAAATAGTATTATGACATCAGTAACTAGACAACCAGATAAATTAGATTACGCAAGTCCAACTCAGTTTAGTTTTGGAATCCACCAGTTACCAAAGGTGCAGTTCTTTTCAACTGCAGCCACTATTCCTGCTATTGCATTATCAGATGTTGTAATTCCTACACCCTTTAAATCTATTCCTATGATGGGTGATCAACTTACATTTGACAATCTGTCAATAACTTACATAGTTGATGAATATCTAGAAAATTTTTTAAGTATTCATGAGTGGATGACTGCAATTGGTTTTCCTAAAAATAGAACACAGTTTAGTGAATTTAGGTCTAATACTTCTAATACTCCAACAGCAAGATTAGGAAGTGATGGTGAGATAGGAGAAGTATCTAAACCAACTAGTGTTAACGCATTATTTTCTGATGCAACACTTACTGTCTTATCAAATAAAAATAATCCTATAGTAAATGTATTTTTTAGAGATTTATATCCTATTGCAATGAGCGCATTAGATTACAATCAAGGTGCTACTGATGTAGAATACCTAACAGCAACAGTTGATTTTGCATATCAAATTTATGAAATTGAACCAATTGTATAATTTAAAATGACTATATATTACTGAGCAGAGAATTTGATATACTTTAACAAAATCAAATTCTTAGACTTAATCACTGGTGACAACTCGGCAAGCCTCATCAGGGTCAATATATAATAGGGAAGATTATCATTCTCTGCTCATTTTTTTTATTATGAAAGGCATATTATGTACGAAAACTTTATACGAGAATATTATTTGGGTGATACAAGAATAACTAAAAACCTAATAAATTACCATCACGAAAATAGAGAATATAAGGGACTTGGACAAGTAAGTAAAGGTATTGATACAGAAATTAAAAATTCTATAGATGTTATTTTCTATAACGCTAGTCAAGACCCTATAATTTTAAAATATTTTGATTTTTTAGGTATGTGTGTAAGAGATTATGTTGATCACTATGGATTAACAGGTAAATATAAAAGTTGCGATAATAATATAATTTCTTATTTTCCAGAAAATGATGGCGGATTTCATCAGTGGCATTATGAAAGAAATATTCTTGAGCCTACTAGAGAACTTGCTTTCATGACATACCTTAATAATGTTACTGAAGGTGGTGAAACTTTATTTAAAAATCAAAATAAAAAATTTATTCCAGAAGAAGGTATAACACTTATTTGGCCTGCTGGATTTACTCACTTTCATAAAGGTAATACATCTCCACAAGAAAAATATATAGCTACAGGTTGGATTAAAAACGTACATTAAAATGAATTTAGAAGAATTGAAGAAAGAAGCATACAAAGACCTACCTATCACTGATCAAGAACATTTAGATCAGGAATCCTTTCGCAACCAAGAAATCAAATCAAAATGGTTAGACTATAAAACAAGGTTCGAGCTTTTACTTGTCAAAAATAAAGGTGACTATCAAAAACTTTATAGAGCCAAGTGGGAATACTATGGTGGAAAATCAGATGCAAAAATATATGCATCTAAACCATTTGACCTCAAAGTACTTAAAACTGATCTTGCAATGTACATAAACTCTGATGATGAGGTTATAGAACTTGGTGCAAAGATTAGTTATCTAGAAACTGTTATAAAATTTATTGAAGGTATAATTAAGTCAATAGATAATCGTGGATGGGATGTAAGTCATGCCATAAATTGGAAGAAATTTGAAGCTGGTATGATGTAATATGATTAATTATATCAACATTGATAAAAGTTTTTCTGTTCCTGATACACTTGAAGATGGTGTTATTATTGAAAAAAGTGGTAATGTAAAAAGAAACTCAAAGGTATTTTTTATTAAAGATGCTGAAACCTGTAAAGAACTCTTTAATATTATTAATGAGTCAACAACAATTCAGCTGACTGATATAGAACCATTACAATATTCTGAGTATAGTGTTGGTGGTGAATATGGTTGGCATAGAGATATTCTTGACAATCCATACCCTAACGGATTGGTTAGAAAAGTATCTTTTTCTACTCTTCTGAATCAAGATTTTGAAGGTGGTGAATTTGACATTGAAACAAGAAACCCATTTGAAAAGAAACGATACGATACGTTTGACTTGTCCAAAAAACACAACACTGTAATATTTCCCTCTCATATGTGGCACAGAGTAAGACCAGTAAAAACTGGTGTTAGAAAATCTATAGTGGGTTGGGTATTAGGGCCTCCGTAATGCATATATCAAAAAAGAATGAAGTATACATAATTCTTAGTGAACTAAC